GACAGCGTATTGTTTGCCCATGTTGTACTAATCGTAGTCTGCGTGACTACTGGATTTCCGCTGGGTAGCGAATAAGTACCGCTGCCGTTTCTTGACATTATTTTTCCTCTTTAATTTCTGGTTTACTGCCAATTACCCCACCAACCAATGTATCTACAATAACCTGCGCTTTTGCTGTGTTTGGGTCAGTTTTAGCTAACCGTCTAATCAGATTAACGCTGTCAGGGTCAGTCAACATTTTAGCCAATGTGTCGGTGTTTCTGCCATATCTAAAATCTTCTAGCCAATTACGGATCGTGCTTGGCTTAAACGGTACAGTAGCTAATCCAACAACACCGCCGCCCTCAAGTTCTTTTTGCATCTTGATGTTAGACGCTGTAAGAGAGCCTTGACCTTGACGTTTACCTTGCGCTTCCATAACTTCAGCAAAATTCTGGAATCCTTGCCATGCTTGTGGTCCAGCAGATTCCGTAATCAAAGTTTGCAAGTTTTGTTTTTGTTGTGGATTGCCTGTAATGTTGGTAATAAACTTAGCACCACCAGCTTGGTTTGCACCGCTTTGTAAATTTTGCGCTGTTTCGTTAAAAATACCTTGAAGATTTTGAGCAGTCCAAGCAGGCACTAATGCAGGGTCTTTTCTACGCAACAAATCAACGGTACGTTTAATATCATCAGGAAATAACGCTACAGGGTTTGTAGGCATTAGCTGTTCACGCTGCTGTACAAGCAATTCTGCTGGCGTACCCGTTTGTTCTGCCAATACCCCAACACCACTTTGTTTTAACGGTTGAATTTGGTTGCTTTGTGCGCCTTCAAAAATAGCATTACCTTTTGCATACTCTGGCGATTTGTTAGCTAAAAAATTATCAAGTTGCCGTGATGCACCATAAGCTTGACCTGATTTTGTTTTGTCGTAGCTTTCATTCATTTTGTTTGAAAACTTACTGTACTGTGCATCTAAATACTTTTTAGCCGCAAGCAATGCTTCTGGACTATCTATGGCTAACTTATAAGCACCTGAATAAGAATCCGAAGTAACGTGCTTTAACGCATCAGCAATAGGAGGGCTAGACTTAGCCAAAAGCGCAACTTCTTGCGGCAAACTTGGCAATGCGCTTAAGTTTAAAACCGCAGCCTTGTAATAAGGACTTACGTTTTGCGTTAAATTCTTTTCTGCGCCACCAACGACTTCTTCAGCCGTTGATTGCAAATTTTTGGGTATTTGGCTAGATGGTTGATTAAGCGCAAATTTTGATAATACATTTTGTAAATATGTTCTGTTGCCTTCTGGTCTGTTAGCCATAAAAGGGTTCATAATTGAAGAACCGCTTGTTGACGATTCAACAACTCTTTGAACATTTTGTAAAGAATTTTGCCCTGTTATTTGTGCAATAGCTTCTGCGCCTGTTAGCGGCGCACCTTCCGCATACGAGCGTTTTAACAGAATGTCAGCCATTTTTAGCTGTTCTGGCGTAACGCCTTTGAGTGCCGTGTTTGCAATAGATGACGGAGTGCCACGCATCGCTGACACGCTGCCTAATGCCGCCATTGGTATCATCGCACCAGCAGCCTGCAAAAACGGATTTTCAGGGTTTAACGATTCCATTGTTTGCGAACCAGCAGACCCAGCCGTACCCAAAACGCCAGTACGACCAAACTGTTTAGAAATGTCTAAACTTGCTTGTGGCAAAGTCTTAGTTAGTAATGAACGACCAACCGTAACTGGGTTTATTCCACCACTAACACCCATTTGCGTTACAAAATCTGCAACTTTTAAAACAGGTGTGTTTGGTTCGTTTTGCGGAACAAGCGTGTTGTTTGCTATTAACTTATCAGTAATAGGCTGATACTTTTGTGGAACAGGTGCGTTTGGAGTTGTGGCGTAGTTATACAAACGCTTTACGTCTTCAGGAAACCCCATTACTACGTCACCAAGCCCAGCAACACCTTTAATTGCGCTTTGCTTGAGCATAGGCAATATGTCACGCTGCCCTGTGACGTTTGGCATTACGCTAGTGCTGCCGCCTTGCTGCAAAGCAAGTTTTTGCCCTTCTAATTTTTTAGAATCTTGATATGCTTGGACAACAGTATCAAATTCAGGCGTACCTTTCTTGGCTTCGTTAGCAACAATCCATTGTGCATACTGGTCAGGCGTTGCCATTATTGACCCCCAATGATCTTATCTGCTGCACTCATTGCTGGCGTTGCCGCAGGTGTTCCTGCTGCTGCTGGAGTTGGTAGTGCAGACATTGGCGAAACAGAATAAAACGGAACAAGTGCTTTCAATTCTGGGTCAGCCTTCATTGCATCAAGCCTTTGATTGTGCGTTTGAATTTGATATTGACCAACACGCTTTGCAGCATTAGCCAATGACACCAATTCAGCAGGTGTAAAGTCAATTTGACCAGACATTGCACGTTCGGCAAGTTGGCTTTCGCTACCAGTAATTGCACCTTCACCACGCATTTGTCTACGACCAGCAAGAACTAAACCAGCCAAACCTTGTACGGCTTGCGTAGTATTTGCAAGTTTTTGCGCTTCGTCTTTTCCTGCAAATCCTAACGTGCTTGCTATACGTCCAAGTTGAATGCGTTGATTTGCACCTGTTCCCGTAATCAAATTGTTTGTTTCTAACGCAGTCAATACTTTGTCAGCAGCATCAATAGTTGAATATGCACCTTGAGTTTGTGCAACAGATTCTTTAAGAATCGGGCCAACTTCACCAGCTAATGATTTGCCTGTGCTTTGGGTAATTGAAACATTAGTACCGCCAGCACGCTTTAATGCCATAACTTGATTGTTAACTGCTTGCACTTGTGCAGGTGTCCAAGTAGACGAATCAGTAGGCAAACCAAGCGTCATTGCAGCAGTTTTAATCGTATCAGGCATTTTTGCGCCGCCTGTAGCAACACTTTCCATTTTGCCTGTGCCAAGGTTCATGCGCTGGATTGATTCGCCTTCGCCTAACTTAATGCCTTTCAGCATTTCCATACCCTGCGCCCTAATTGCTGGGTCGTATGAGTTCAGAGCAATGCGAACCGCTGCCTTGTAATCAGGCGCAATCGCTGGTCTGCCTGTCGTTTCATCCGCAGGTACTCCAGACATTGCTTCGCTAAACAGTTCAGCGTCTTTAACTTGACGTTCACGCAAGCCTTGAGCCAATGCAACTTGTTTAGCCCCTGCTCGTTCGTTAACCACATTACCCGCAAATGCTTGCGCTAATGGAAGAACATTTTGAAAGAAAGAGGGCGCAACATAACGCCCAGATACCATTTGACCTTGTGGCTGATTAAATGCTTGCCCTTGCAACATATCAGCAAGACGTTGTTGCCTGCTAATGTCACGAGATTCTTGCTGCATTTCTGGCGGCAAAATCTGTTGTTGTTGAATAAACTGTTGAGGGTTAGCAGAACCCAAAAATGGATTGTCAGCCATGATTACAGCCCTTGTATGTCATATGGAGTTGGTGCTAATGCACTACCCAACCAACCTTGCAATTTACTTAATCCGCTAGGTGCATTTGGGTCAACAGGCTGGCTTGGTGCGCCTTTGTATTTCATTAAAGCTTGCGCCAATGCCATAGGGTTACTTTGCTGCTGCTGTGGCTGCATCATTTGATTTTGTTGCTGACCAAGCTGATTTTGAAACGCTTGTTGCGCCCGTATGTCTTGCATCATAGGCTGATATTGTTGGTCAGCCATTGTTTTTGGCGCATACGCTGAAGTGTATGGATTATCCATTTAAAACCCCATAATTGACCATCAAATAGCCGCTTGAATGTACGGAAACCGCATCTGGGCGCACAGACTGTAACTCTTGAGCAATCACACCAACTTGCTTGCCATGTCCTGCAAACGGATGATTTGCAAACTCGGGTTTGTATTCAAATTCATACAAATTAATGCCGTTAATTGCACCAATTGGCTTAACATTTTCTTTTAAACGAATGTCAGACAAAGCCATAATCCCAGCAGCACCAAGACCAAACAAACCGCTATTCATGCCGCCTTGTGCAGCGTTAGCAGCATTAAAGTTAGCCAAACCATAATTAGAAGCTGCATTAGTAGCCCCCATAATGTCTGCACCAGTAGTGATTGCTTGCTGGGGAACGTTTGAGAATGTCGGGTTAGTTACTTGTGCGCCAGTTCTCAATGCGTTGAGCATATTCAATGGCAATTGATATTTAATCAAATCTTGATTAAACGCTTGCTGGTTAGCAGACATTTGATTGCCAAACAGCGTGTTGCCAGTAGCGTTATTAACTTGCGTACCAGTTACCTGATTGCCAAACATCTGGTTTTGTGCCTGATTGCCAAATTGACCAGCAGCAAGGTTTTGCCCAAACAAGTTTTGTTGTACGCCTTGACCAGCAACTTGTGCTTGATTTAACAGGTCGTTTTGACCCATTTGCAGCACTCGTTTTGCATTTTTGTATGCTTCAGAACCAACTTGAATGCCCTGATTGGCTAATTGTGCGTCAGACATTTCATTTTGACGTTGAATCGTAGGCGCAAGACGGGACATAATCAAAGCACTAGCTTTGTCCCAACCTTCCATTCCTGTCCCACCAACGTCTGTTTGAAGCTGTGGACCAGCACTAACTTTTTGGTAAGTTGGAATAGTTACGCCTTGTGGTACTGAACTAGGGTTAAACCCGCCTTCAATAGCACTACCTACATTGCCCAATTGTGTATTAAACATATTGGATAAGCCAAGACTTGTGCTGTTTTGTGCATCAAGTAATGATTGACCAGTAGGCGATAAACTTGTTGTTGCAGTCCAAGTAGGATTGCCTTGAGAATCTACGCCAGATTCTCTGTAATCTAAATTGCCGTATGGCGTAACTTGATTAACACGGTTAGCCGCAGTCGCAGCCCTTGCCGCTTCCAGATTGCCTTGTGCCGTTTCTTTAGCTGCACCAATGTAATCAGGTGCGGCTGGTGCTCTTGGCGCAGGCCCTAATCCTAGAAATCCACCACCACCCATGTCAAACCCCTTTTAGTTTCCGCAAGTCGCAATTGATGTTTAACCATCTGCATTGCTCACGTTTCATTGCCATAATCACTAAATCACCGAATTGGTGAGCATTAGGAATTTCAGCAACAATTTCAAAACCAAGGTGTCGGTTTAGTCTGATAGCTTCTTTGTTATCGCCACAGACTTGACCTAGTATAACCTTGAGTCCTAATTTATTAAAGGGGTAATCAAACGCCGCCCATAACAAATCCTTTGTTGCCCAATTTCCACAAATTGAACCAACGTGAATTTCACACGCTTTAGGTAAGAAGTTGCTATACCCAATTACTGCAACAATTTCCCCGTCTACTTCTTGACCAATACATTGCAGGTTAGACGGATAATGACAATGCGTAGTTCTTGCTAAAACTTCTGCCAATAAATGCTGATTTTCAGTCGTAATACGCCTCAAAGAACCCCTCCAGCTTCCATTACATAGTCCGTAGACACCCAATGAAACTCAATGCCAGATGAAACCACGTTCATATTGACTGAACCTGAAAACCCAATGGCTGTAACACCTTGCCATAGCTTAGTCACAACCAATCCACCGCCCCAGTTTGCTTCGTCCCAAAGGGAAACGTCCCACTTGCCAATGTTGATAATGTTTGGGTTAAAAGAAATCTGATTAATCTGTGGCTGGGTGTCGTAATCTACGCTCAAACCGCATAAAACAGTCGGTACGCCGTTATACGTCTGTAGGATAGGTCTGACTAGGGTAAATCTTTTTAGCTGCCCTAGCATCCCAAAATAAGAATAAGCCTGTTGTGCAGTCGCAGCAATGTTTGACCCTGCATCGCTAAATCCGTCCCAAAACTTACCCACATAACCGTCTGAGCCAAAATACATTCCTGCTTTGCCATGCACCTCGTAGCAATGCGAGTTAATACCTGTGAATTTAGCCCATGACTTTGTAATGGTGTGCATTACATACTGTTCGTTACCCACATCAGTAGGAATGTTCAATATCAGCATATTTTGACTAGCAAAATAGTTAATTTGCCAACCAAAAATGTCATAAAAGTCAGTCGCAGCTTGCGATACAGCGTAGTAAATCTTATCGGTCAGGTTAATGCGTGGGTCTAATCGGCTAGATTGAAGCGCAGAAGCTAATGGCACTAGACCATCTTGAGTCAGCAACAGTAAATCGCCGCCCCATTTAAAGAAACACCGCCGATTAAAAGTTTGACCAAGTTGCCAAACACCCTTCAACGCCCATGTTGTCGAATCTGATGGATCTGTACCATTGTAAACAATGACTTCGCCCATGTTTGTGACGAATACAGCGTAATCATCTACACCTTGTCCTGCGTCAATTGTCCAAGTACCCATTGCTTGAATAAAACCACCATTTCGAGCAATACCACCAAAATCCAATTCACTTGCTGCACCAGCAATGGCATTAACGCCTAAATAATAGACTTTTAAGCTGTCTTTCTTGGTGTAATACAGTCGGTTTTTAAACAGGTTTACATGAACAAACGTAGACGAATCTACGCCTGTAATGCCAAGAACCGTGTAAGTTCCAATGACTGTTGCGCTAGTTGCTGGCGTAGTCAATAACTGGTAACTAAATGTAGTTGCACTTAACCGTGTAATGACGTAAGTGCCGTTATAGTCAGCAGGCGTACACCCTGTAATGATTACCCGATTACCAGTTTGCAAACTGTGTGGCGTGGCTGTTGTCGCTGTCGCTACTGTTGCCAAGCGTGTGATGGTTGAGATTACAACTGGCGTTTCCGTAGCAGCCAGCGTAAACCACCTCGTACCATCGTACAAAAGGGCTTGGTTTTCACCGTTGACCGCAGACAAGAATTGACCGCCAATAGTGCTGCAATTAACGTGCTGCAATTTTGAGTTTAGCAAGCCAGTAAACACAGACACGGCTGTAGGTGTATCGCACCTAAATATCTTGTCGTTAGCTGCGGCAAACAGGGTTTCAGTCGTTGACCCGTCATAACTCATTACGCTATTAACTGCACCAACCAATCCTTGCGAGTATTTAGTAAAACCTTGACGCAAAGTTACATCAGTCGGAGTCGGAAAAAAATTGATTAACTGAACCGCATCTAAAGGGTTCATGTTGGCTAACGAATCTCTAGCGTTCCAGCCGCCAATCGGTGAAGCCAGACTAGCAGTAATTGCCTTTTTGGTTTTTGGCTGCATGGCTACGACCCATAGCCAGTATCAGGAATGTTTGCGTAGCCAATGAGAACTCGTGACGGTTGTGGTGCAAACGACAAGTTAGGCGAACCTTTGTCATTAGCTTTAATGATGCTCAAGTAACGCATATAGTCTTGCGTCAAAGCTGTTGTATCAAAAGACTTAACTTGGAAATATTTAAGCTTGGTATACAACACCATCAAGCGGTCATCAAACAGCGTTGTGTCCGTGTCAGCAATGAATTGCTGCTGCACCGTACCTGTTGCTGATTCTGCCCAGCCATTAGAGCGAAACTCAAACCCTAAATACTCTGAAGTATTCATTGGAGGCCATATTTGAAACTTGCCGCCAAGGATACGCCACCGCACTCGTGGGCCAGTAGAGATATATCCAGACTTCAACCATTGCCATTGCTGTGCGCTTTCTGCACCTAGCATCTGCCAATGTTTCGACTTATCCCATTGCGTACTATCCGTAATGGTTTCAAAATCTGTTGGCAAAGGGTAAATAGTTTGCGAGAACAAAACGCTTTGCTGAATTTGTGTAGCAGAGCATTTTTGACTTACCGTAACTTGCGTAAGAGAATCTACAGAAGTGATGTAAGTATCTTGCGGAAAACTGTTGCCAGTTACCATGAAATTACTGGACAAACCAGCCGTAGATGGAATGCCAGTAATAATGTATTCGTTTTCTATGCAAGAACCAATTGTATTAACGTAATTGGTATAGAACCGATACTCTTTAGACAATGCTTCCCAATCATATTCTTTCGTCAGTTCATACCCAGCAGCATTTAGCAATGCAAATACTTGCTGAACATCTTGCGATGGATTACCAGCTACATAAGTAGGAACGGCTAAGTTTAGTTCGGCTGTAACTTGTTGAACAAGTTGAAGCATTGTTTGCGACATTTTAGACCTCGGCTGGTTCTAATACCTTGGGTTTGCGTCCCCTTGGCTTCTTTTCACCAACTGCCGCAAGTATATTAGCCATTTGCACTTGCATTTCGGCTAACTTCGCATCAGTTTCAGCTTTAATTTTAGCATTTTCGTCCCGCAAAGTGCGGATTTCTTCTTCATGCTGGTTTGCACTAGATTCTTCTTTAGCAATCCGAAGAAAGTTAACGGCTCGGTCACGAAAAGCGTGTGGTGACATACCTGCCAACATACCGATTTTCTGTAATTGAGCATCTGACGCTGCTGCTACGTTTTCAACAGTAAAGAATTTGAGTGCCTTTAGTTCTTCAGCTTGTGCGGCTGAGATTAAGGGCCAATGAACAAGTGGCGTACCCGACAAATGTGGGTCATTGCCAGTTTTATTCATAAAGTTAGCCCATTGCATAGGAAACCGTGTCTTGTGGTCTTCCCGTACAAGGGTATCAATAACGCTCAAACTGTCACCAGCAATATAGACCTTGACCATATCGACTTCATCAAAAATTGGTCTGCCCTCTTGCTCTGTTTTAAAGTTGTTTTGTAGCGGTTTCTTGTAAAAGATTGCTACTAAACGTGCGTCTGCATTGTTACTATCGCTTTGGATTGCCATTTTAATTCCTCAAGTGGTTGAGATTAAAACAAGAAAAAAAGGGGCTACCCCGTAAAGGATAACCCCAGCCTACTACTTACATCTTAAACAGAAGCTTTGCTAAACCAAGCGTAATCACCCGAAACGAGTGCTACTGCTGGGCTAAGGTACGAACCGCCAGAAGCCGTAGCTGCAAATGTGGTTGCGTTTACAGAACAATCTGCATCCGAAGCCGCAATGCTTGCAGTAGCTTTAGCCAAAACGTACAAACGTCCATCTGAACCAAACACTTCTAGACCAAGAGGACCAATCGTAGGAACGGCAACACCAGCCGAATTAAGATTGGTTGTTACTGTGCTGGTCAAATCAATGCCAGACAAGGGGGTTACTGAATATGCCATGATAATTTCCTTTTATGACAATGGGTTAGGCAATTAACACGCCTTGGAGGAAGCTGTTTGAACTTGTCAAATTGCCAGCCCAGCCGTAAAGCTTGACCACGGCATCCTGATTGATGGACTGTCTTTCACCGCCAATTGGCACAAAATTACGCTCTTTGTGAGGGCGCAAGAAAATGTAATTGGTGTTCAGGAAGAACATATGGTTAGCGGTACACGAGTTACCAACACCACCGTCCAGCACTACGTCAGCAGAAGTGCCGCCACCGTAGAACTTCAAGCTTGCAAAACCAGCAGCACCAGATTCTTCAGACGTAATACGCTGAATAGCTTGGAGTGACTGAACATACAGGCTGTAGTAGTTGTTATCAGCAACAATCAAGTCAGCTTTGTCATTGCCACGCACCAATTGAATGGCAAGCGAAGTCATGTATTTTTGAATGTTCAATGCTGAAACTGCTGCACCACCGTCTGTTACGCCAGAATACTTAATTGACCGCCAAAACGACCAAGTAGCACGATCAATTCCACCGTAAACGCCTGACGAAGGCACATCGGGAACTGAAGCCGCCAATCCGGTAATATTTTTCCCGCCGTTCCCTGTACCGTCACCGTAAATATCGGTGCTAATACGGTTTAGCAAACGTGCTTCAGAAACTTGCATACGACCATCAAGCAAATCAATGATTTGTTCTTTGCCTGAGTTTTGCAGCATTTCCAAGCCAGACATAGTTACGCTATCTGCATATTGGGTGATAGAGTACTGTGCCGCACTTATGGGAGAGTCAGGGGAAATATTTAAAACTTCGTAACCTGAATAAGAATTTGCGTTATTTGTATTCGGGTCGTTGTACATGATTTCTTCCAAAATCACGTTACCACCTGAGAACGGTTTAACGTTACCTTTTGACTTCAAACGGCGCAGCAAAGCGTTGTTGTTCGTCAAGTTATCTGCCAATTCACCGCTACGGCTTTGGATGGTAGTAGCGATAATATCGGTAATTGCGCTGTTAGCAAATGCCATGATATTTCCTTAATTAAAGTTAATAACGACCGCCCATGCTGGAACTTACAAGTTCGTCAATCATAGACCGCCTATCTTTTTTATCGCTTGAAGCTACCACGCCGTTCGGTGTAACAGACCGTGGACTAACTGCAATCGCCTTTGCTCGTGCTACTTGCTGACGCTTGTTAGATTGCGTCTGGGATTGTTGCAACATACGCTGTTGCTCTTTTTCCCACACACTATCTTCTAAACGCACAGCTTTCGTATAAGCCGTTTTTAAGTCAGTAGCCAAACCTCGCTCAAGTAGTTGAGCCATTTGTTCCCTGACTTCCTCAAAATGAGGGTAATTCTTTACATCTTGTGCAACTTGGCTAATTTCTGACATTAGCCGATTGTTTTCTTCCTGCTCGTATCGACCCTTAATTGTGCTAACTTCTTGGTTCACATACTGAAGTTGTTGCAACAATTGCTGGGTATACGGGTCAGCAGCTTGTTGTTGCTGCTGGGGATATTGACCCTGTTCTTGATTTAATTGTATTCCATAATCGGCTGCAAGCCTATGAAATAGCTTAACTCTTTCTTCATACGGGGCATTGGTTAGCGTCATGTGCGCCCGACCAAGGTTATTAATCCATGCCGCTGGGTGAATGTTTTGCTTTTGTAAGTCAGGAATAAATGGGCTAATCGCTTCCATTAAAGACTTGGCATTGTCTGCTTCAGCCTTGTATGTGCTTACGCCTTTCTTAAACTCATTTTCACGAATATTCCCTGCGTATTCTGCAAACTTGATGCTTTCGTCTGGGGTAAGTTGCTGACCAGCAGCCATTTTCTCCCAGATTGGCAGGTATTCTTTCTTAAATGTAGTTGGACGCTGTAGGTTAGACCGTGGTGCTTCTTCTACGGGTTCTGACGCTTGAATGTCTTGCGGTTCTTCCCTAGACTTGAACTGTCCACGTTCATTACGTTCTGCTTCTTGTGCAATGGGGTCATTGTTTACTTCAATTTCACGTTCAACTGGAGTTTCTAGCGTACCGTCTTCGGCTGCGTCAAATTGTTCCTCTAGTGCATCTCTTAAACCCATTTCATTCTCCAAGTAGTCGGAAAGTTAATAACCAAGTCGTTTGTTCGTAGCTTCAATAATCCGCTGCTTTAACGCAGGGTCATGTCTAGGAATTTGAGCCGTTTGTTTTTGTTGCTCGTTGCCAACTTCAATACATTTGTGTTCCCGCAAATGGTTACGATGTATTGAGCGAGAATTGATAACAGAACCGTCAATTTGGCTAATGTAAGGCTGAATATCGCCCATCACCATTGCAGACTGACGTTTTTGCATGGTTTGTTTGTCAATCCAAGCCTGTTCAGCGGCTTCTGCGCCTATGCTTGGTTGCCAATGATTAATAAAGGTTTCTTTATCTGTCATAAGAGCATTATTAACGCTTCTTCGTCATCAAGGTTAGCCAAATGGTCTGCCTGAAGTTTTGCCATATATGACTGATAAGCCTCAATAGCTTGCTTCTGGGCAAGTTTTCGTTCAATTAGTTGAAACTCTAACTCTAATCTTGCAATTGATTCATTAATGTTAACTAAAACTGGTTCATTAATGACTTCAGGTAATTCTACTTCAGTTTGCTTAACATCTGCAACTGGAGGTGTAATAACGTCTGTGAGGTTCTTTTTTCTACGTTTGTTTGCATCAGCAAAGGCTTGTTCTTGTTTTAGGCGTAGCTTATCTAACTTCTTACGCATTGCCTCTATGCGCTTAATTTCTTTGTGTGTAAACCCGTCATGGGTGTCAACGGCTACATCACCACCCGTAACCGTTCCGACAAATGCGCCTGTATCGTCTTGATCTGTTGCGTACAAGACACCAGTAACAACCAAATCTTGAAAGGCATTTGGCTGAAACGCATTAAGCTGAAAGGCTGCGGTCATACAACGACCCAAGTGCTGCCAGATGGGACGGTTACAACAATGCCGCTGTTAATCGTAATTGGCCCTGCACTCACAGCGTTGTTGCCTGTGCCAATTGTGTAATTAGCGGAAATTGTATTGGCGTTTTCAAACAAGCCTTGCGCCGTGATGTTGCTGCTAACTGGTGCTGAACTAACCCATGCGCTGCCATTTGACGTTAAGACATTACCTGAAGTACCGACAGCGGTTAATCCAGTACCGCCATTTGCAACAGGCAAAGCTGTTCCGCTATAAGAAATGGCAAGCGTGCCTGAACTAGTAATAGGTGAACCTGTAACGCTTAAAAATGCAGGAACGGTAGCGGCTACGCTTGTAACGCTGCCTGAACCCTTATTGTTGAACGTAGTCCAATCTGTGCTTGTCAGGTAGCCACTAACAGACGTTGTAGCTGCTGGCATTGCAATTGTTGGTGTTACCCCGCCAGATGACGTTAATGGGCTAGTAGCTGCAACTGAATTAACGTAAGTTCCTGCGGCTTGTTTACTGTTAAACGTAGCCCAATCTGTTGACGTTAAATAACCATTAACTGACGCTGTTGCAGCAGCCATTGAAATTGCTGGTGCTGTGCCGCCTGACGATACAACTGGTGCTGTTCCTGTAACCCCTGTAACTGTACCTGTGTTGCCTGTTAACAACACTCCATTAGCCGTTACCGTGTTTGCAAATACAGCGGTAGAGTCTTGATTGATGGTTAAAGCTGTAACTTGGTTAATCGTGGTGTTTGGCGTAACTTTAATTACTGCCTTTGCACCTCTAGCTGTAGCACCCCAGTTTTCAGTAGCCAAGCCTTCAATAGAAGCCTGTGGATAACCACTTGATGACGTTGTGCCGTAACCTGCTAACTCAAACTTACCTAAACTGTCACCGCTTAATGGTGCTTGTGGTGCGGCAAATGTGCCACGAAACTTAGCAACACGCATTGATGAACTGTTTGCATCTGCTGAGTAGCCACGAATACCAATACGGCTTGTTGAGTTGTTATCGCCATAAGCACGAAGCAATATGTCTGGCACAGCAGTCGAATTAATACCTAAACGAGAAACATTAGTTAATGTCTTAGCGTTTAAGTCTACTGCCGCTGTTGCACCTGTGTACGGTACAGCACTTACGTCAGCAGCGGTCAATACGACTGCGCCTGTGTAGCCGTTGACACTTGTAACAGAATCGGTGTTGTCTATCTTTTGCCATGCTGTGCCGTTATATACAGCCCAATCGCCAACTTTCCAATCTGTAATTCCGTTTAGGTCTGTTGAACCTGCCACGCTGACAACGTAGTAATAACCTTTTGTGCCTACGCTAGAAGTTAGTGTTGGCGTGTTTGTTGAAGCATTCCATGTGCCTTGGTAACTCAATGCACCAAGTACAGCAGCAGGCAATTGGGCAATCGGTACAGTTCCAGCACTATCTAGCGTGGCTACGCCTAACGCAACACCAGCGTTTAACTCTGCCGCTGTGCCAAGACCTACAATCGTGTGGTCAGCATTCCAATTGCTTGGTCTGACTAGGCTTGTATCCCCTGAGTCAGCAACAGCACTAACAAATGGGTGTTTTACAGTTACGGTCATGCGTTGCCCCTGATAATCGTACCGGACGTAATACCGACTGTTTGTAACGCAGTAATGCTTACGCTATTCAAATTCAAGTCAGCACCAGCTAATCCTACTGAACCGTCCATTACAACTGTTGTGTTGTCAGACTTATAAATGCGAAACCATGACGCTGTGCCTGAATTTGCAGCAGTACCAGACGTTACAGCACCAAGCGTTAAAGTACCGTTTGTGTCCGTCCCAAATACTCCAGCGATAACCATGCTGACCAACAAAACTTGGCTTGTAATCGCAGTATTTGCGTTAGCTGGTTGCGTACCTGTGTACAGGCTAAATATCGCACCAGTTCCAGCAAAGGCAATTAAGCCTTCGTTCTGCGAATGCCTTGTTGCGTTGGAGTATTCAAGCATTACTGAAC